AAATTAATGAAGATGGTACAGTAGTATCACAAAGTGATTATATTAAATCATTTGTATATTCTATACCTCATCAAGACAAAGACTTTGGCATAACACTTCGAGAGTTAACTAGAGTTACAGGATTCGACATTAATGCCGTATCAGGTAGAGTTAATGAACTTAAGAAGTTTGGTAGTGTTGAAGAATGTCAGAAGCGTAGGTGTCGGATCACAGGTCGTTTAGTTACGCCAGTGACTTACGTTACTGATTAATTGCTAATATAATAGGGGAGTCAATGCTTAGAGGCTCCCTTATTATGAAACAAAGGGGAAGATATGAAGTATGTAAATAGAAAAGCAATGAAAATTAGAGAATCAGGACGTAGCAGTGATTTTATTACTCCTAGCTTTGGTTTTGGTTGTTTATACAAGTGTACGTATTGCTATATGCGTAGACACGTACCAAATGGGCTTACAATAGCTCAAAATCCTGAAGATATACTTATAGCCATAGAAAACCATAGTAATGACCTTAAATGGCCTAAAAAGCCTAATCAAACACATAAAGAATATTATAGTTATGATTTTAGTTGTAATGAAGACTTTGTATTACATTCTAGGTATCATGATTGGAGACTTGTATTTGATTATTTTAAATATCATGAAAAAGCTATGGGTACTGCTGCTACTAAATATGTTAATAAAGATTTATTAGATTATGATGCAGATAGAAAAATACGTATTAGATTTAGTATTATGCCTCAACAATTAGCTGATAAATTAGAACCTGGGACATCTAAAATACTAGATAGAATTAAAGCTGTAAATGATTTTTATGAAGCAGGTTATGATGTTCATTTAAATTATTCCCCAGTAATAGTACATAAAGATTCTAGAGATATGTATATAGATTTATTTGAAACTGTTGATAAGTATGTTAATAACAGTATTAAAGATAAAGTAAAATGTGAAGTAATATTCTTAACACATAATAAACAAATGCATCAATATAATTTAGATAACAATAAAACAGAACAAGAAGAGTTATTATGGAAGCCTAACATACAAGAAACTAAAATATCTCAATATGGTAATACTAATATTAGATATAAGTATGATTATAAATGGCGTTGTATATCAAAGTTTAAAGAATTACATAACTTTGTATTGCCATGGCAAGAAATAAGATACATATTCTAGGAGGTAGTATGACAGAAAAAAAGAAAAGTGTTTTTCCTAAAATGACTAGTGTAGGTCGAGTAAAGAATAAAAAGAAAAATACTAAGAAAACTAAAAAAATAGAAGATGATAAAAAAAAGCGTCAATTAGAATGGAGAAAGTGGTGGTCATGAGAGTTACAGAATATATTCATTTTTTAACACGTAAAGACCTTAAATTAGGTAGAAATCCAAAGGATAAAGATTATACACACTTTACACCTTGGAATATACATAAAAGGCAAAGGTATTATTATCAATGTAAATTAAGAGGAAAGGAACCTGTACAATGAGTTATATAAAACAATTGTTTAATGATATTGACCAAACAGACGAAAACGCTGTAATAGAGTTAATTAAATATAGACACGCTTACGATATATTGATGGACTATTGGAGTGATATACCAGAAGAAAAGAAAAAAGAAGCTCATAAGAGATTAGAAGGGCTTGGTCTTTGATATTTGGAGTAGTCAAATATTTAGGTAAAGTTAATGAAAAATGTAATATGTGCCATGACATGAAATATACCGATAGGTATTTATGGATTGGCTTTATTACTGAACAAGAACTAAGAATATGTGCTAAATGTGCAGAAAGGGAAGGAGGTAAAAAAATATGGAAAGAAAAAAGCCAACAATTAAAGAAGTTGTAGCTAAAGTAGAAGCTTTAACAAGAGTTAATAATATAGCTATACAAATGATTGAAAATATAGGAAATTCTTTAAAGCAATATATTGAATTTAAAAATGATGTTAAAGACTTTCATGAATATCAAAAAGAAATTTTGGAAGCTAGTGCTAAATTGAAAGGAGAATCAAATGGAACGAAAATCATCGAACCCAAATAGGGATTTATGGTTTACATGTAATGTATGTGGCACAGAATATGATGAGCATTGTGAAGAAATAGTTCCAAAACAAGACATAAGAGGTACTATTGAATGGGCTAATACACCTACATTAGATGCTAATAAATGGGATGCAATAACAAAATCAACTATAAGGGGGAAACATGAAAGTAAAGAGTGCGAAAGCAAAGGGACGGAATCTACAAAATTTAGTAAGGGATAAGCTTAGATCTATCTTCGTTGATCTGTGGACTAAAATGCCACGGCTCGAGTATGATGATATTAAGTCACAGACTATGGGAATGGGAGGCGAAGATATTGTACTATCTCCAATAGCAAAAAAGCTTATTCCTTACAGCTTTGAATGTAAGAATACAGAAAGACTAAATCTTTGGAAGTCTATAGAACAAGCAGAAGATAATTCTGAAGATAGAGTGCCTATTTTAGTTATTAAAAGAAATAGGTCTAAGGTGTATGCAGTAATTGAATTTGATAACTTTTTAAACATGATAGAGGGAAATAATGGAAAATAAAACTAGTAAATCTTTAGATTTTGTTAATGTATTGCAAAATTTAATTGTGAATATGGAAAAACGAAAAGAAGAAAACCCTGAATACATATTAAGAAATATACAATTGATTGATAAAATACAAGAATTGCTTGAAAATTTTAAGCAAGAAATGATAGATTCAATGAATGTATATGAAAGTTAGTATCCTATATAACTAATATTTTTGACATTAGCTTTGGGGGAGGTAGACTTACGTTGGCCTCCCTCTCTTTTTTCTTGAATATAATCTAATGCATCCATTACTGCATCTGGAGAATAGTCTCTCATTTTTTCAGACAGATACTCTTTTCTTGTTTTCCATTCTGAATTTGGATACAAGTTGCTTTCCATTTGCAGAGCCATACCTACATTACCTGAAAAAGCTAAATCTGAAGTAGTATATATATATCTTTTTAATGCAGGACTTATTAATCCAACATATTGTGCAAACTTTTGGTCTCCAGTTAATTGCTTTCTATCATTATAACCTGCTAGTAAAGCAGTATAACTTTCATCATCTAATTGATAAAGCTCTAATAACTCTCCTAAAGTTAATGCATCTGATAATAATGGAAAACCTACTAGTGCTCCAATAGCTCCTCTTCCATATGTTACTTGTTTAATTTCTTCTTCATCTCCTGTAAAGAATGTCCACCATTGACTTAATCTTGAAGTAGTATCATGTTGCACTAGTCTAAATGCATCTAAACCTGTTGCAGCACTTACTAATGCAGGGACCATCATATATACTAATCCCATTCTATAAGCTTTAGCTGCATCACTACTAAATATATCACCAGCCATAATATCCATACCAGCTTCTCTACCGACTTTTAAATTATACTCTAAAAACTTATGAGCATAATGTTGAAACTGAAACATAAATCTTCCAACAGGTGAACGTAATAATTTAGATTTAGAAACACTAGAATAATCAAAGTGCAATAGATTAACCATGTTTTTAGCATAGTTAGCTGATTTTCTTTTTAGTATATTCTCCCATTGTTTTACAGAAAGTTTACCACCTCTTTTATTCATCTCCATTTGCTTGTATTTAGCGTTAGATGCAAGTTGTGTCCACATTTTATAAAATCCAAGCTTATATGTGCTTTCTCTGTTAAAGTTTTCTGCAACCCTCATAAATACTCCAGATTTACCAGCAAGTTGACCAGTAAGATCTGCAAATTGACTTAATTTACTTGGTTTAACAAACTCTATTTGATTACCATCATTTAACCTTACATTTTGTTTAAATGCTTTCGATGATTGTAAATCTAGCAGCTCTGGATTGTCAGTAGCAAATCTTAATCCAGATTCTCTCATAGATTCTTCAACATAATTTTTTAATTTAGGGTCAGATTCATACCAGTTTTTAGATTTTTTCATCATAGTAGGACCAAACTCTACTAAGTTAAGTAAATACTGTGTTGAGTTTACTACACCTGATCTAAGATTTAGACCTAGTTTGGATGTAAATTCTAAGTTTAACAATGCTCTAGATAAATTATTCCATTCACCACTTTTTACTTCTCTAATACCAGTTTGAGCATTATGTAAATCCATTACCATTTCTACAAATTGTCTACCATAACCTTCTAAATCTTTACCTTTTTTAAATTGCCTAGAAGCATCATTTAATACTTGCCTTGTAATTCTTTGAGTATGAGCCATAAAGTTAAATCTATTTATTTCATCTAAATATCTTTGAATAGTAACTGGGAAGTTCATAGAATACAATTTATTATCTAAGTTTTTTGTACGAGGAGCAATTCTTTTAGATAAGTATGTATTAATATCTGACATAGCTACATCAAATAAATCTACACTATCAACAGCTTTACCAATACTTTTTCTCATTTCGGTACCAAAAGAACTTTCAATAGACATTTTTTCTAGCTTTGGCATTAATCCATCTAAAAATTCAGTATTTAAATCATATCTAAAATGCGGATAATATCCTGCTTTTTCATCAGGAAGTAGTTTTTCTTTTAGTTTTAATTCTACTTGATTTAATTTTTCTAGGTTAGTAACACCTTTAGCCATCATTCCTTCTTTAACAGCTCCAACATAGGCTTCTACTCCTTTGCTTAAAGTATTGTATGCAGTATGCATAAGTTCTACATACTGAAGTAATGCTTCTCCCATTTTAGGCGTTGTTGCCATTTCAGATTTAAATATAGCATCTTTAATCTTTTTTAATTGTGCTGTAGTAATTTGTTTGCCTATATTTTTTTCAGACATTAATTCAACAACTTCAGGTAAAGAACGTATACCAGTAGTTTTACTTTCTATTTTTTCAATAAAATTTTTAAATACCTTGCCTTCACCTTCACTTAAAAACTTATCTAATCTTCCTTCAGCTTGAGCTAATTTTTTACCTACGTCTAAACCATTATTAGAATCTATTCTTAAAGCTTCTATTTCTTGTTGATATTTAGTAGCAAGTTTTTGAGCTTTTGTAATGCTTTTAGTATTAGGCAGCATACCTTCAAATGTAGATGCTTCTGCTAAAAGAGTCATCATACTATTAAATTTTTCTATATCATAACCTTGTCTACCTTTTAATTCGTAGTTAATTTTTAAAAATTCATCATATAATCTAGCTAATTCAGGATTTCTTCTTGCTACTGCTGATGTAGTGTATAAATTTGAGCCTAAATTGCCTATAATCTTGCCTTTTTTAATTTGTTTAAACACATGCTTAAGTTCACCTTTAAACTTCCTTATATCGCTATTTGTAGGTTCAAAGGCTCTAAATTCACTAGGTTTAAATCCAAATAATTGTATGTATTTTTTTAAAACTAAATCACTAGGATTCTTAAATGTATTGTTTACAATAGGGTCTTTAATAAATTTTTCCCCAATTTTATATAACTCCATATGTTTCTTTGATGGATTACAAGCCATTAGCACTCTCCTGGTTTAGTTGTAAAATCTTCTACTTGATTAGTTTCAAAATATTCTTTTTTAAATACATCTTCATTTACATCTAGCATATCTCTTGTTTGTCTTAACATGCTTTTTTGTTTATTTCTAACAAATGCACTTTGAGCTTGGTATGGATTTAAACTAATATTACTTCCCCCATTACCATTACCGCCAGTTAATACAAGTAAATTATTATTAATCATATTTGGTCTTATTATTTGAGCTGCACCTGTTTTAACATCAATAGCAGCAGGATATACCTTATTAAGCATCGGTCCTAATTGATCAGTTGCATTAGCCATTAACGCTAGAGCTTTTTGTGGTGATAAAAATCCATTTTCCATCATTAATTGATTTGTGTATGATAGTATACCAGCACCTTTTTCAAATTGTTCACCTGTAATATTTTCATGCATATTAGATAATTGTCTAAAAAAGTCTATTTGTTGACCATATCTTCTACCCATTCCAAAAGGATTAAACTCATCTATATGCTTTGTAGCTTTTATGTCAGTATATTTATTAAACATATTATTAAGTTTCCAATCAAATTTAGGAGCACCATAAGTTAATAATTTATTTAACTCAAACACATCAGCAGGTAAATGTTTGCCTTTACCACTAAAATAGTTTCTATATGTAAAGTCTACTTCAGCTAAATTTTGTAATATAGTAGTAAATGTATCTTTAGTAAATTTTCCTCCATAAGTAGCATAAAATCCTTCAGGTAATTTACCAGCATGAGCATCTAACATCCATCTAATTGCTCTCTTGTAATTACCTCCTGCTTTAATAGCCATAGGTACTGCATTGTTTTTATAAACGCCTATATAATTAGACCTGTCAGCAACAGAAGGTAAAGCAAAATCCCATAACCATGTTATTCCATGCTCATTAACATTTCTTGTTATAGTTTCATGAATTCTAGTTTCAATATCTGCCATAGTTTTAGTATTAGATAAAATTCTATCTGTTTCTGTGCTATGAATGCTTCTATTTTTATAACCCATGCCATGTAATTCATTTAAATAACCATACTCTTTTGCAACCATTAATCTTGCTTCTCTAACACTATTTTTATATCCAGGTCTTGTATTCATGTCACCAAATATACTTCTTGCATAATTTAATGTATAAAGTGTAGCTGTTCCATCAACATAGTTTCTATCACTTTGTATATCTATTGTTTCTGGAAATAGTATGTCTTTTGCACTTCTAGTTTTATAAAATTCTTTTTTAAGTAAAGGCCTTAATTTTTCTGTTAACTCTTCTTTTTGCTTATTAAGCTCTGCAAGTCTTGCTTTTTTATTTCTAATTCTACTATTATTAAGCTTATACATTAAATAACCTAATCTTTTTACAGTATTTATATCTTTTTTAATTTCACCTAAAAAAGCAGGCATAAAGTTATTCATTTCACTAACATTAAAATCTTCATTATTTAAAATTTCTTCTGCTAATTTTCTTTCTTGAAGTCTAACTTCATTAGTTAAAATATTTGTTTCTTTATGTAATTTATTTAATGGATCTTTAGATACCTCGTATAGAGCTCTTTCTGCAACACTACCAGATTCTCCTCTAGATATACGATGCATGTTATTTATAACACCATCTGGAAAAGGACTTTTTGTAGCATAAGGAGAATATGTATAATTTGTTTTTTTATATTGAACTCCTTGAGCATTTGTTTTCATAGTAAATGGTCTTTTATATGCATAGTAACTTGACAACTCTCTCATACCTGTTCCTGATTGAAACTGATATGCTCCTTCACCAGTATTGCCATCGTAATATTTAGACCTCCACATTTCTTTAAACATATAGTTACTAAAATTATTTCTATCTGCAAAATTAAAATAAGCATCACCAGCCTCAACCATTTGTTCATAACTTGCTTTTTTTGCTTCACCATTAGTATGAACTTTTCTTCCTGGTTGTACTTCTAATACTTTAGAAAATTTATTCATTAATGTCTTAATATGTTGTATATCTAATTCTGACATATCTACTTCTCTTTGAATTACTTCATTTCCTTCTCTAACATATTCAAATCTTCTAAATAATCTTACTCTTTTATCTCTTCCTTCAATATTTCCTGATTTTTTTTGATTTATAAATAATCTTAAATTGTTAGTATTGTTGCTGCCATCAGAATTTTTAAATGAATCTTTAGAAACACTGTTAGGGTCGCTATATTTAGGGAATAAAAAGTCAGTCATCCAATTAGATGTTGTTCTTAGTATTCGTGGATCTGGTGACGTAGCATCTAGCAATATCTGACCAGTTAATGCTTGAGATAAATGATAATCTGCATTATCCCAATCCATTCTTACTTCCCAATATCCATTCTCACCTTCTTTGACATCTGGATTTCTTAATAATACTTTTCTTATATTTCCTTGACTATCTTTTATTGGAGCAGCAATATTATCAATATATTTTACTTTAGCAGACGTTGCTTGTACTACTCCTCTTAGATTTCCAATTGCTCTTTGATTACTATTTAAAACATCCCATTGACCGTTATTTGCTTTTGCATTACGAGATAATAAATTAATATTAGGTAAAGTTTCTTTAGCTCCTTGGACATCGGCTGTAGGAACAAATACTCTTTGTTGCCTAGCTATATTTTCATACCATGCATCACTACCTGCCCAGAAAAAATCAACTTTATCTATATCATAATCACCTTCAAAAATATTATACACATCTAAAGGATTAACAATAGTAAGTTGACCACTATTTTTAACAAATCCTCTTAATCTTAACAAGTGTAAATCATTTGGCCTTGTTCTTGGGTAACGTAAAGTAGATATAGCTATATCATGTCTTACACCATTTAATGTCTCAGTATTAAAAAAATTAAATAATGATTCTAGAGGTTTAACTGATTCGCCTTGAGTCATAAACTCCCAACCAGATTCAATATCTTTATCTGACATTTTTTGTTTTTTCATTATTTCTGTGAAAACATCTTTAGCTTTTGATACTTTATTTGTTTTAGTGTTAATAACTCTTACATCAAAATTTCTTCCTACAAAATTAATACTTCCATCTGATACATTATCAGTTAGTAAAATCTCTCCATATCTTTCAATTTTATTAGTTTTGTTATTAAATAAAGTTCCTTCTAAAGCAGTATCAAATTTTTGACCAATAACACTCTTTCCTCCATAAGTGATTATTTCACCATTATTTGGGTTTTTATACTCAGACAATGGAGCTAGAGCAGTATCAATGTATTTACTTTTTAACATATTTAATTTACTATGATTACCAAATACATCTAAACTAGCATATGGGCTTAATTTTAACCATTCTAATTGCGAACCTAAGTGATAATCTGCACCATCCATCATTTCTTGAGATTCAAACGTACCTTTATGCATACCTTCTTTAATTTGTCTTAAAAACTCATTCTCAACAAATGGATCGTTTAAAATTTCTCTAATTTTTAAAATGTTTTTACTTAACTCTGGTCCAAAATAATCGTTATATATTCTATTAGCTATATCAATATCAGTACTTTGATTTATAATACTACCTGATAATTTAGCAGGAGTTTTTTTATCTGGTATACTCTGAATTCCTATACCTTTTAATGGTACATTAATAATGTTTTTATTATTTACTTTTCCCATTTGGTATACATCATCAGCTTTTATATCTAAAGCTCTATCTCCTGAAACTTTTAATTTATCAGCTGAACCCATCATTAAAATATCTATATCTTTATTTGATTTAAAAAAGCCATCTAATTTAGGGTCATACATAAATGCAGTTTTACCATACATTAAGTTATCTGCACCTTGAGAACTAATAACTGGTTTAAATACTTTAGCATTAGGAGTTCCATAATAAAAAGATAACATGTCTGCAAAGTCTTTAGAAATATAAGTTATGCTATCATAACCACTTTCATTAAGCCTATCTCCATAATAGTCGTTCCAATCTTTACCTTTATTTTGCTTTGCCCACATTTCTTTTAAACTATAACCTAAATTGTCAGCAGCATCATTTATAACTACAATACCAGCTTTTCTTTTCATAGGATTAGCATATTTTTTAGCTGCTTCATAACCACTTCTATTTAAATCTATGCCATCTAAAGACTGTGCTTTTTTATTAATTGAAGAATAAGAATTAATCATTCCATCTAAAACTTCATTATTTAATCTTTGAAATTTAGAAGAATTAAAAAGAGTTTGTCTGTTAACAAAAAACTTATTTAAATCAACTTCACTCATATTTAACATATCAGGAAATAATGATTTATCTTTACCAGATGCCATATTTTCAGCAATAATAGCTCTAAACACTTGTTTTATTTCATCATTAAACTCAGTAGTTTTTTCAAGATTTTTTTGAACAGTTCTTAACAAATCTTCTGCATCTGTATTTTTAACTTTATCTATGTTTCTTTTAACTAATTCATTAAATTCGCTTTTAATACTATTAATAACCTCTACATCTTTTCCAATTAATAAAGAAAGTTTCATTCCTGGCATTTCTATTAACTCTACACCACTTGGAAAATTCTCCATATTAGTTTTCTTTTTTAATAAGTCAATAAACATATTTTTTCTGTTTTGTATTAAACTTTTTTCATGCTTATTAATAATAGTAGACTCAGATTGAAATATATCCATTATTTTCATATGAGGTTTATAGCCGCCAAAATGCCAATCTACAGACACTCCATCAACAAGTGCATAAGGAATTTTTAATTTGTCTAATAAAGAATAATAAGGTGTTACATAAGAATGCAAATTAGAATCTTTACTTTCTACTCTACCATTGCTAAAGTAATATACTTTTTGAGTTTTACTATCTATATGTTTTGACACTACTTGCATTAACCGTTCATATGCTTTACTAGATTGACCTGGTTCTATAGTCATAGAGTTATATAATTCTAAAATACCTTTGCTTCCTCTAAATTCTCCTAAATCATTTTTTAATTTAGAGTTTAAAAACTCTGTCATTTCTAAAGGATTAGGAGGAACAAGAGCATCAATATCATTTTTAATTTGGTACTTTTCAAAAAACTCAGGTAAAGGTAGATTAGATCTGTTACCAGATATATTGTCCATTTCGTTACGAAGCATATCTACTTGCTCTTGAGCTTGCGTAGTTTTCATTTCTAAGCTATCTAAATTAATACCATAGTCTTCAATAAATCTTTTTAGTTGTTCTTGTGTTTTATTTTTAGCCCAAACCTCCTGGTTAACTTGATATTGATATGTTCCCTCTTCTTTACCAGAGCCACGTTTCATTTCTAATGCTCCAGTACTAATTAATAATCTTGTTAATTTAGATGCTTTATTAGGATAATTACTTAAAAAAGTTAATGCTGCATTTCTTCCTGTTTCATTACCAGCAACAGTTTGAAAATATGTTTGCAATTCATATGATGCTCTGTGATTACTTCCAGCTATAGCATCTTGCATAACACTTTTAATAACTAAAAATGTATTAGAATCATTTAATGTAAAAGTATCACCTTCACTAACAATATTATCTCTTCCTTCAATTTTGCCATTTTCTTTCATACTTTTAACAAAATTATTATATTCATTAGCTATTTTTATTAACTCTGCATCTGTTCCCTCATACTTTATTTTATGAACCATTATTCCAGTAGCCTTTTTATCAGCAGGTTTGTACCATTCCATCAAAGAAAATCTTTTTCCTTGTGTTGGTGACCCTAATTGATAAAACGCTTCAAAAACGCTTTTTTGTTCAGGAGTTAATTTTGAATTTTTAAAGTTTTCATAAGTTACACGTTGTATAATTTGACTAGCAAACTCTGACATAACATTACTGTCTACATTTACTCCCATTTGATTAAACATACCTTTTAATTTTGCAATCTTATCTTGTGAAATAAATACATCACCTACTCTTGTAGTAGGATATTGATTTTTAGTACCTATAATTTCTAGTAAAGAACTAATAAATAATTTATCTTGAGATACAATAGACGTATCTTTTATAACTTTATTATTAGCATCTGTAAATTTAATTTGATTAATGCTTTCAATCATTTTTAAACCAACTTTAAGATCTGCAGTATCACTTCTTAATATACCTGCATCTATTAATAAACTTTGAACTTCTTTGTATTTAGGTGAGTTAGTATCAAATAGTTTAGAAAACTTTGTAATTCTTTTATTAACAATTCTATTTGACATATAAGACATTAAATCATTTACTTTATTAAAATTGAATGAATTGTTTGCAGTAGAGTTTAATCCTAGCTCAGTATTTATAGCTAATTCTTTAGATGATATTGTTCTAGCTAATGCTTCCAATAAAGCACTATCTGTTACTTCTACAAATTGATTTTCACTTCTTTTAGTAGCTCTTTGTAATTCTATATTCGCTTCTAAAATAGTGTTTACTTTTTGTTGCAATTCATATAATTTGTTTAATTGCTCTTCTGGCTTTACATTGCTAAAAAAATCTATTGTGCTTCCAAGCTTTCCATCTTTTGCTAATGCATGAAACTTGCTATGTATAGCAACTATACTTGGAATACTACCAATAGAACCATCTGCACTTGTTGCTCTTAATTGTTTTCCCTCTAAAAGTTCTACTAAATCAATAGCTGTTTTAACAATCTCTACTTCAAATCTATCACCTACACTATCAGCAACTGTTTTTAAATGCCTTTGCAATTTACCTGCATCTTTAAATTCTACTTTTAATGCATCATTAATTTCTTTAGCAGTAGTTTCAGATATAGAATCTAAATTTTTAACATACCTTTTGTTAGATGCTCCATGTAAATAATTATAAAATCTATCAAATAAAGATAAATCCATACTGGATTGTTTAACAGACTTTGCTCCTGGCTGTAAATCAAACTTTACAACATTACCAGATTTATTAACAGGTATTTCAATTGGAGTATCAATACTATCAAAATTATTTGTAGTTAAACCTTTGTTTTCTGCTAATTTAACAATTGCATTTAATTTAGAATCTGATGCATAAGGGTTAAGATTAGAACTCATTCTAGGGTCAAGTGTTGGTATATTACTAATAGGATTAGTAACTGTATAACTAGAAGGTAAAATTTCTAAAACATGCAAACCTTCCCTTAACCTTGTTAATTGCTCAGGAAACATATCTGTTTTTCTAGGTAATCCTTTACGATTTAAAAATGCTCCTAATAAAAAATTGATTGCTAAATCATCATTAGGGACATCCATATTACCTATACCCATATCATAAAATGATCTAGCATTCATTGCTAAACCACCCCACAACATCTTAGGCCAATTTTCTTTTACACTTGCCCAAGAATTTAAAGATGCCCATTTAACTAATTGATTACCAATACCATTTGCTGTTTGACCAAAAACATTTCTTAATAATTCAGCCTCTAATTCTTCTGTAATTGCTCTTCCTGAGTCTGTAATAATTCTTTTAGTTTCTACAGCAGGATTACTTAAATCAAATTTATATTTTTGACCAGCATATGTTATATCTCTTATATTTAAACCTAAAGGTTTTAAGTTAGCGCCTAGCATTGTTGCAGAATGTCTTAATTCAGGTGAAGATTGCTTAGAAAGTATATTAGAATGTTTAGCAAGTTTACCTTTAATTGCAGATATAAAATCTACTTTACCTAAGCTGCCTTTACCAGCAGAAGGTAAAAATTTACCCATTCCAAATGCTACCCCTACAATAGCACCCCATTTAGGATGAGATAAATCATACTCATGTTCTCCTCCTGATATTCCTACATGCAATCCTTCTCTTGCTCCATCTAATATACCAAACATCATACCTTCTTGTAGCATTGCTCCTATACCATAAGCAATCTTTTTATTTTGCATTGATGCTGTAAAAAAATCTGTAACACTAGATAGAGGTCTGTCTGTTAAATATTTTGTGTATACTTTACCTAATTGCTCTCCTACTTTAGGAGTAATAATACCACTTTTAACACCCGCTTCAATGCTTTCCCCAATACTTGTTTGTATATATGGTAAATATTCTCCAGGAGCATTTTTATAACCAGGTTTGTATGTTTTTTGAACTTTTTGACCTATATTAGAATGAAGTTTCTTTTGAAACATTTTATGTATATCATTATCAAGAACTTCTACTGCTTCTTTACCTGCTTTTTTAAATGCTGATTGAACAGTTTCTTTACCAGCTAAAAGAGATGCTCCTTTAGTAATACCTTTGCTTATACCTTTTAATGCCATTGCTGGTCCACCTGCAATAAAACCAGCTAATGTACCTACTCCAGCTGCAGCTTTACCAGCAGTTGTTTTTGGTCCAGCTCTAAAAAGCATAGGCTCGCCTGTTTCAGGGTCAATACCTGTTTCCTGCTCTCCTGATAATGTATCTCTTATATAGCTTAAATTTTCATTAAGAGCATCACTAAGAACCATAGGTTGTTTTTCTTCTACCATTCCTAAAATGCCTAAACTAGCCTCATCCATAAATGACCACAATAAATTACCACCAACTTCTTGAGCCCAATTTACATCAGCTAATTCTTCTTGTGGTGGTTCTTGAGCTTGTAATATAGAAGAACTCTGGTCTCTAAAAGAACGAGTCCTTTCAAATCCTTCTGGTAATAATGATTGACTAGGTTTCCCCATTGAAGTTTTTCGCTTTTCTTCCTTAGCTAAAAAAACTTGTAATTCTTTTTCTAAACTCATAAAGCCTCTTTTTATCTATAAACTGTAGGGTCTAACGCATACATTTTTTTAAAATCTTTAAAACTCATTGTGCTATCTGCACTATAATAATTCTGGTCTAAATAATTTTGATAAGCAATTTTTACTTGGCCTTCTTCGCTCTGTATATCATCTGTTAATTTAACAATTAAGCCATCAAAATTACTAGTTCTATCTTCATCTGGTAATTTATCTAATTCTTTATTTAAAGTATTCATAGATATAGCATTTAAAGATTCATCAATATCAAATGAACTGTTTGTATACATTTCATATTCATCTTTATAAAATTCAATTTCTGCTTTTTTAGACAAATAATTATCTAAATCTTTATTACCATGTTGGTCAAAATGAATAGCAGTGCCTTCACCTTTATATTTAGGAAATTTAGCTTTGCCTTTTTCATACCTATCTATTATATCAGTATCATTATAAATAGCTATACCTGTTCCATAAATTTTATCTACTTGATTTTGCAACATATATTTTACGTCTCTTTGATATTGCTCGGGGTAAGCACTTAATGCTTCTTCAAAATCTTTATATACACCACTAGAAACTGCATGATTATCAATAAAATAGCTTTTATTATTATGAGCATATTGTAAAGCTTCTTTAAGTATTGCAGTTTTATTCATAGTAATACCCATTAATTTTTTTGCTTTAGCCATTATATCGCCTTCATTGTCTAAATTTCTAAACTCTAGCATATCATAAAAACCTTCATGTTTTCCTTCCATAGTTCTTTTACCATGAATTAAATCTTGAATCTTACTATTGCTTGCAACTAATCTGCTTTTAGTTACATTCTCAAGACTATTATCTAGTGTACCAAATAATCTATCACTTTCAATGCTAGTTTTATTTTCAAATCCATAACTAGAATCAATAGGAGTCATAGCACTTGCCCATATAGCATCTACAGAATTACCATCTGTTTGTCTGTTTTCTTTAGGACTATCTACAGGAGTAAATGTGCTAAAAGACCTTGTATATGGCTGAAAGTTTCTATTTAATTCATTAATACTATCTCTTACTTTTATATACTCTTGATAGTCATCATAAACATTAGTTTTTGATTCAATCTCTATTAATTCTTGTAAAGAATTATCTACTAAGCTTTTATAATATTCAGGACTTTTTGCAAATTCAGTAGGAATTAAAGGCACTTGTTTTTCTAGTTGAGTATTAAGATCAGTTCCAGCAGTATTAGCAATGTTTAAATTAGTCTTTACACTATCTAATCTTATTTGTTCTTTACTTAATGCTTTTAAAGAATCTTCAACAGCAAATTGTTTCTGTTGTAATGCTTCTAATATTTTACTCAACTTATCTTCTCCTTTGGTTATTATCTCTTAAATCTGCTAAAAACTTTTCCATTGCTATTCCATTAGCCACACCATTAAAACCATAGTTTCTTAAAAATAACATAGCAGCATCATTTTGACTATCTATAATTTCTTGTTCTAAACTTATTAACATATTAGCATAATCTTGTATTTTATTGTCAGGCATACTATCAATAGCTGATGCATCCATCATGTTAGGGTCTAGTAATGAAATTTCTTGCATTAAATAGTCTTTTCCTGTAGTATTTGCTAAAGCATCATTTATATAGTATGTAGTACTTAAATCAATGCCTTCGTTTAATCTTTGTTTATTAATATCTTCAAACGCTTGTAAATGTATAAAAAAGTTTTTTTCTACATCAGGTAGTTTTCTTAATTCTGCTAATAGTTGTTGATTTTCTCCTACAGTAATAGAACCATCTTCACTTACATTTTGTGTATTATTAAAACCATAATATACATCTGCAAAATCAATATAGCCAGAATAGTATAATTTATATACCTCTGGAAATTGTTCTTGAAATTCTTCTAATGAAAATTCTTCAATTTGATCCATAGCATTAGGTGATTCTTTATATCTTACTTTAAAATCATCAAAATCATTTTTAGCTCTTAAAATTCCACCTGACATATCTCCATCTGCAAACGGAGCATTAGCAATAGCATCCCATTTATTTAACTTGTCAAATTTAGATTTAAAAGATTCATCTTTCATTAGTTCGGCATTTTTTGTACGTACTTGAGTATTAATACCTTGAACCATTTGTTGTGCAGCTCCTGGTGTCATAAGACTTTCATTGTTTTCATAAAAACCTTCTTTCCAATAATCCCATCTTTTAGTAACTTTATCAATATCGTTTTGATTTAGTACATAATATCCAGCACTATCAATAGCAATGTTTTCCACTAAACCTTTATCAACTAAATCTGCATACTGTTCATTGTCAAGAACTGCTTTACCATAATATGCTGAGTTTACATCATCATCAACACTAAGCAAACCATTCCAGTTATGATCTTGAGCTATTTTTAAAGAAGAACCTATAGATTTAGAACCTAATAAATATGCTTCGTATTGGTCCATTTCATCTACGCTTATACCTGCAAAATCATAATCTATAGTTCTACCACCATAAGAAAACAATGTTTCTTCTGCTATAGGAGAAATACCGCCTTGAATAGGATTAAATTCTTTACCTTTTAACTTTGCATTATAAGCTAATCGCACATCTGCATTATACGCATTAAAATCATTTATATTTCTAACAACATCTCCATATGCGTTGGGGTCAATAGATTGTTCTAAATCCATCAATTGATTTACTTGACTTTTTCTATAGTTCATGTCTATTATTTTATCTTTTTCTTCTTCTTTTTTTAATTTTTCAAGTTCTTGGTCTTGCCTATCAAAATAACCAACTGCTGCAACACTTAATGCATCTAAAGCTTTAGTTACATCATTTCTTGCATACAAATTTGCTATTTCATTTTTTCTTGCCCTTGACATTCTATCCTCCTGTTGTAAAGTTAGTACATGCTTGTTCGTTATATAAATCGCTTTCAGGGTCACAAACAACCATATTTGCAATAATAGTATTAATGTTATTTAAATCTTGTTGAAAATTCATAGCGCAAAACTCTTGCTCTGCAGCAGTAGATGCACTATCTAAGCAACTAGTATAACTGTCATTAGAGCTTCCTGAAAGATTACTAAAAGTTTCAAAATATGAAGGGTCAATAGATGTCATATCAAAATTAAACTCATCTGGGTCAACACCTGACGCATTTAAAATTGAATCTGAAACCATATTTACAAAAGAAGGAGGATTCCCATACAATACATTAGGGTCAGTAAATATATTCATTTCTGGATTAGTATTAACATTATCTACTACATCTTCATCAATTTCAGTATTTATTCCAAAATAACCAGGATACATTTCTTGTATTTCTTCTTCAGATATAGATTGCATTGCTGGATTATCTTCCATATTAAAAGCTTGCAATACTGCTAAATCAGCAGCAGCAGTATATTGGTCTGATAAAAAATTTCGTTCTATTTTTTTCTTTTTCTCTAAAGATTGTATATTTTGTATATTTAACATGTTAGATACATTTCCTAAAAGACTATCTTGGTTAG